AAATTAAAGTTTGGAACTATGGAACACCAGATGTTTACAAAGACCCAAATTATCCTGTAGCAAACTATCTTCCTAAACACGTTAAACTAAAAAAAGGTAAATAATGATTAAAGCAATAAAAAGTTACGATTCAAACAAACCTTTGATTATGAAGGCATTTAAAGAAAAGTTTAATGCAACAAAAGTAACTTCAGTAAAATTTAATTCTAATACAAATACTTTTTTTGCTACTTGCTTCAGAGGTTATGAAAGATTGGGTGCAAAAGAAATAAATTCAATACAAATAAACGGATTACAAAACAAGGAAGGTAAATAATGGAAATAAAAAAATTTGAATACGAAGATCGCACTAAATACTATATTGTTTTTGGGAGTGAAACATTTTGGGTTAAAGAATCAAAAGAATATCCAACAATAGGTGAATGGACAATTTGTAGAAGAGACGAAGTAAGTAATAATCTAATAGCAATTTTTCGTCAAATTGGTAAAGAAAAAAAATTCAATGGTTTAGATAGTATTATTAAATTTATACAAAATAGGGAGTATGAATAATGGGTGCTTTAAAAGAAAAGGTAAAGGTCATAAAAGAAAACATTACCTTTAAAGAATTGCCTAAAGATATTCAAAAAACTTGGATAGACATAATGGCAGATGAAATAATTGAAAGTTTTGATGAGGGTGTTTATGACAAAAAAACTGCTACAATAGATGCAAAAAGACATTATTTAGAGTTTGAAGCTGACAAAAAATATATTTTATTTCACTCTAATTTTTATGGAATAGTAGCAAAAGAAGAAGATAAATTTCAAGATTATATGGAAGATTTATAATGGGTGCTTTAATAGTAGGTGGTACATTTATAATATTGTGTCTTACTCTAGCGGCTATCGTTGAGTATTATGAAGAATAATAAGCTACAACATTTAAAAGAATTGTATCGTGAATATTATGTTGAAGTTCTTATTAGAGAAAACAATAGAGGATATACTACAAACTTTGAAAAAAATAAGTTAGAGTGGTATAGACAAAAGATAAGGGAAGGAGAAAACAATGCAAAAAAACAATAATCTAACTGCAACTGATCTACATGAGTTACTTAAATTAGTTGAAAAAGAAATATCTAAATCTGAGTTAAAAAAAGGTCATATGATGTTAGATAAACTAGAAAGAATAAAAACTAAACTGGAAGGACGATTAAATGAAATTTCCTTTAATTATTAAAACGACTAAACGTCAAATTTTAGAAAATAAGTACAAACCAATTCCAAATGAAACAAAAGGCGATCCTGATATTCATAAAAAATGGAAAGCTATATGGAAGGAGAAAAAACAATGAAAGCAATAGCAATTATACTATTTGTAATAGTAAATGCTTGTTCTTATAATCCTAAGACAGCAGATACTTACAAAATACTCTTGGGTAAAAAATGTACCCAAGATTCAAAAAAGTTCTCATACGTCTGGTTTCACACAGTGTATGGTGAAAAACAAGTGAAGAAGGAGTGGTGTAAATAATGAAACACTGGAAGGCACTAATTCTTTGCATCTTTTTAGTTAATTGTGCTTATAACCCTAAAGTAGATACTGCGGGTAGATCAGGCACATTTGATAAATCAAGAGCAGAGCATTTAAGTAATGATCTTGTTATTTGTAAAGAGATAACGGATAAAAACGTAAACTATTATGTAGAAGGTGCGGCTGTAGTCAATAATTGGATATTAAGACCAGTTTCACTTTTTGTAATTCCTAAAATAGAATACAAAGAAAAAAAAATATATGATGACTGCTTATATGGTAGGGGTCATTCTGTATTAGGAAGGTAATATGAATAAACATCAAATACAAAGTCTAAAGGATTTTATTAAATCTTATAGTTATTGTGTAAAGAATGGATCGTTAGATAAAATTTTACATATATCTGATAATTCATATTTGTATAACATATTAAATAATTTAGACTTTAAATTAAACAAACATAAAAAACATATAGGAGTAACAAATGAAAAAAAATAATACTAGATTTAATAATAATTTTATAAATTCATTATTAGGTACATATATAGAAATGTCTGCGTTAGAATGTATTGCAGATGAAAGTTATAATTGTGATACTGCTGGTATTCAATATATTGATATAGATACAATAGAAAAAACAAAACAAGAAATAGCAACTGCTATTGTTGAAATGATTGTAGATTATCAAACACATCTAAATAATTTTTCAGATGAAATAATTGAGTTTAATTATTTTAAAAATGAAAATATTGAATAAAAGCAAACAAAAGGAAGGACAAGATGACAGAAAAGGAAATAAACGAGACAATATCAAATAACTTATGGACAGTTAGAAACAATACTTTCAAACTTGTTCAAGTTAAAGATAAACTAAAAAAGAAACGTCTTACTCAAACTGAAGTTGGTGAAGCAATAAAAGTAACTTTCCAACAAATACAAAAGTTTGAAAAAGGTAAAAACAATATTGGTTCTGCAAAACTAAAAATACTTGCTGATTATTTTAACATACCAGTAGGTGATATGTATGAACCTATATCAACTTACTATAAAGAAATAAGAGGGGACGCATGAAGGGACTAATTATGTGGTGCTGGGTAATAAGTTGTTTACTTATATTCCAAATCTTTATAACAATCTTGCTACACGCAATACACTAAAGGGAAAATATGAAAGAATACAAACTATATAACGGAAAAATTATTTTACAATTTGATCCTGAAAAACATAAATATTATTTAGATGGTCAAAATGTAAAAAACATGACATCAATTACAGGTATCATTACAAATAAAGATGCTATGGTTGGTTGGGCGGCTAAAAGATGTAAACTACAATTTCTTGAAATGATATTACCTAATACTTCTTACAGCTTAGAAGAATTAGATGGTATAGCAAAAGAAATACAATCAGCACCAAGAAAGAACAAAGAATCTGCTGGTGATGTAGGTACTGCGGTTCATAATTACATTGAGGATCATTTAAATTATGATGTAATACCTAAAATTGACAATAAAGAAGAAGCCCACGCATTTAATGAATATTTAAAATGGTATAACGAACAAGGAAAAGACCTTGAAATTGTTTCTTTAGAAAGAAAAGTTTATTCTAAGAAATATAATTTTACTGGTACAACAGATGCGTTATTTAAAAATAAAAATGGTGATTATATTATATATGATTGGAAAACATCAAGTAATATATATCATAGTCATTTATTACAAGAAACTGGATATGCTATGGCACTAGAAGAAGAACTAGGAATACAAATAAAAAAAGGTGTCGTAGCTAATTTCCCGAAAAAAGGTAGAACAAAATTGTGCGAGTTTGATATAGACTCAACAATGCGAGATAATTTTTTATCTTGTTTGAAACTATATCTAATGCAAGAGAGGAAGGTCTAAATGCCTAGAATACAAGGTAGAATAAATAAACTATACGATAACAGATTTAAAGATGGACAAAAAGTAACTTATCCATATTATAAAATGTTTGTCGGTAGTGACGAACTTAGGATTTATACAGATCAAAATATAGATTTTAAGGAAGGTGACGAAGTTGGTCTTACTTATGCTGTAAGTAAAAAAAATAATTGGTATGTCACTAAAAATCCAAATGGTGGTTTTTCAATAAATAAAATTAAAAACTCTATGCCAGATGATGATTTACCAAAATCTGAAAAAGAATGGTTATCTGCACCAGTTGAAAACCCAACTGACTTTAACCCTAATAAATTAGATAATGAGTTAGTACCACCGCACCTTAAAAAGGATCAGCAGATATTTGTTACTGCATTATTAAAAAGTTCTATTGAAGGAAGTTTTTTAAATCCTTTTGAAAGAGAAAAAGTGGATAAAGCTATCTTAGAATTTAAAGATATTTACAATATTAACTTTAAATAATATAAGATTCTGTAGTGCCAAGTATCGTTACATATATCGTTTCGTTAATATATGTTTTCCCTTAGTTTGTTTGCTTGGCACTACAACTATTGATTTTATTTCTAATTAATGTTAACGATATTTAATGGTGACAAAACAATATCAGTTTGATGCACAAATAACTTTTGAATGTGATTACCCTGATCTTGCAACTGCCATGAAAGCTGATGTACCAACAAACTTTGATAAGTATGAGTTGGTCAATGTTAAGTTGGTCAAAAGCCTAACTAAAAACAAAGGTGAAACAAATGCAAACAATGTTTCAGCTTCAACAAAAGGTTAATGAATTATTAGCCTTATACGCTTCTAAAGGTGAATACACTGTAGATTGCGTAACAGTAGAGCAAGAATTACAAAATGCTCTCAAACAGTTGAAGCAAGAAAAATTAAATATTCCAGTATATTACTAACTGGAACTAAACTAAAAAGTGAGGGAAGGTATATGGAATCTATCGCTTTAAAAAACCCAGAAGAAATATTAAAAACATTAAATGAATTAGCAGATGATATGGCTGAAGCTAGATACAAATATAATTTATTAGATAGTAATACAAAAGTTATTTTTTCTAAGTTATGTTTACAGGCAAAAAGAGAATATAATTGCTCTATGTCTGAAGCAGAGAAACACGCATTTGTTCAACAAGATTATAAAAAACATATTGAAGGTTTAGCTACTGCATCATCTGAGTATGAAAGAATTAAAGCTAAGTTTAATAATTATTGTGCTTATGTAGAATATATGAGGAGTTATTTATCGTGCCAAAAACATCTAAACTAGATGATCGTGGAGAAAATGATCTTGAAAGAATCATTGAAGAACAACGTAACCATATTATTATTTTAGAAAAATTATTAGACGATTGTAAGGAAGAAAAAGATTTACTAAAAAAACAAATCAAACTATTACAAAATAGTATTAGAAAATGGAAAAACACGTTTACCCAAAAGGCAAACTAAACATGGAGAGTTATAATGATAGAGTCAAAAATTATATTAACTATGCTGAAAAAAGGTTTGAAGATTATTGTACTGAAAAAGGATATGCTTATAAAAAACTTCTCCTCAACGCAGACGAAAATTTATTTGAATCGCCTATACCACATTGGACTCGTCTTGGTATCATGGTTGCTCAAGCAGATTATTTTTGTTACAATCAAAATCGTCAATTTTATGCAGAAATTAAGGCGAGTAATAAAATCAAAATTAGAGACTTAAAAAAATATTGTGCTTGGGAAATGATAATGTGTGATCCTAAATACACACAGTATTATATTTGTTTTTGTTTTAATGATAAATTAATTATTAAAACCATAAGTCAAATTATGGAATTATTACCTAAATCTGAAATTAAATCATACCATGAAGGAAACAAATATTTCGTCATACCGCTACAAGAATAAACTTTGGAATAGAAGAAAACTTAATAATAAAATACTATATAATCATTATCTTTGGTGTAAAAAAGAAAATAGAGATACGTCTTGGTTTAATGAATTGTATTACAAATTCTAGGATCAGTTGGATCAGTAAATTTTATCTTTTCCAATTCGTATTCCATACCTAATATTTCATAATTGCTGTTTGATTTAAGTGTACTAACAAAGTTTCTAGTAGCATATAAGTTATCAGTATCTTCTAATGTAAAAGCGGCAAACTCATTTTTAAAAGTTGATAGATTCTTATAAGCCATAACTACTGTGACTTGTAAGTATGTCATTTTTTTCTATTCAAGATTTTATCAGAAACTCTTGATCCAAATGATGCTGTAAATACAATAATTAACAAATACCATACTGAGTCTGGTAAATTATTTATTATCTCTACCCATTCTCTAAAATTATCTCTGGTGCTTTCAAAAAAACCAGTCGTCAACATTCCTACGAGCCAGACCATTAATATCTCGTCCTTATATGACTGATCTTGGCTTTTAATTCTTTGAATATCTACTTCTTTACTAGCTTCTATTTCTGCGGCTCTAACAACTTTCTTTTTTTCTAAAGAATGATTGATTGCATTTATGGTTTTATCAGCAACTAGCTTAGTTATTGGATTGTTTAATAATTTTAACCAAATCATGGTCTATCTCCGTTCTTATTTTGTTTCTATTTCGTTCTGAGAAACCCCCAGATTGACGAAATACACCTTCCATGACATTGATACCCAATTTAAGATTTATACCACTTAAAAAGGCTTTATTTTTGATTTAGATAAGATTTCAACAACTCTAGGTAGTGAATAGCCTTATCTATATCTTCTTGCTGTTTATCTAAGCTATCATGCTTAAATTTCCAGCGTGTAATATATTTTATAGCATTTCCACTACACCAATCCAAATTATTTTTTATTATGTATTCGCTTGGCTGTATGGATAAGTTTTTGTAATGTTGTCCGCCTACCTGTTTAGCTGTAGGGTTGGTATCTAACCTTTTGTGTTTCTTCATCTCTATATGCCTTCAATGTTTGTTTTCTATTTTCTTTAGGTGAAACATAGGAAACGTGAATCCAACCACTATTAGGTGATCCATCATAAAACTCTAAAATCATTTGGTCAAAATCAATATTGTTTTTAACGTATTCAAATAATTCTTTGTTATCTAATCCAATAATTTCTATATCCGCCGCTTCTCCTTTTGCGTGTTGGCTATCAATTGACGAGCCGATAGCAATACAAAGTTCACAGCTACGATAGCCTGAGGATACTGTAACTGCCTTGTCATAAAATGATCTAATAGGCTGTAAAACATTTAAACATAATTCTCTTAAAGCATCTATTTGAGTAGCATTTGGATTGTTAGGTATTCCTCTTCTCAAAGCTGTTTGAGACTTTGTCATCTCTTCTAAACTAAAATTTGCACTTAACTTCATACTAACTTCCTAATCCATTTACCTTTTTTATCAAGCACCATTGGTACTAGTTTAGGTTGAGAATCTATAATCATACCACAGCCCATAATAAATTTACTTTTAAAGTTTTTAGAATAAGTAAATGCCATATTTGTTTGTTCTATAAGACAACCAACTTGCATACCCCACATTAACGCATCAGGATTAGCCCAATATTCTATTTTAAACTTAGAATGGTAATGTCCTTGCACACAACACATAGAATTTATTTGTGATACTTTTGCAACATCAGCACTAATACCATGAGTAAAAAAACATCTTTGCCCATCTGGCATGGTTAATGTATAATTATCAACCCATTTCCATTTTTTAACATTTAGAAAATCATTATATTCTCTTAAAAATCCTCTTGGTATTCCATGTCTAATACCTTTTCTATAAATTAAACTAGAATGGTTTGAGTCTAATAAGATCATCTCAGGAAATAAGTTTTCTAATTCTTTGATATATTCTTTAGCTAAACTTAGTTCCTGCCCCGCAGAAGGTAGATCGGGGTTTGTATCATGGAATGATAAAGCATGGCAATCAATCTCATCACCAATATTAATTATTGTATCTGGTTTATATTGTTTTTTTATTTCTTTAAGAAAATCAAATGAGTCTTTTCTGTGATAAGGAATGTGTAAGTCTGATATAACTAATATACGTTTATGTGACATAAATTATTTAATAAAATAGTTATATGCCCCTGTAATCAAAGATGCAAGTATAAGGAGAATCCACAAACCGCCTTTACCTCTATTAATATCTGCTCTTAGACTTTTTGTTTCTATTTTTAATTCTTTTATCTCTCTGTTCAAAACTTCAAGCTGAACTTCAATTCCTGACTTCCTTGCCATTATCCTTGTCCTCTATATCGCATTTGTTTTTTTGTTCTGCCTTTACGCTTATGCTTATTCATAGTTTTTACTTTACTAGATTTTTTAATGCGTCCTTGTGAAGTACCATTTTGTTTCTTAACATACAATACTGTTACACCATAAGTTTTAGATTTTTTTGCCATCTCTTATTTTAGTTTTTCTATTCTAAGTATTTTATTATCTTTTGATAATTCTGCTTTTACTTTTGAACACATATAAATTACACTGTTACCTATATTTCTTGATATAACTCTTTTTTTTTGTAAACATTCAGCAACCCCTGAAGTATAGGTCATTTCTTTAAGTTCTTGTGGATTTCCAACAAACATTAATAATGCAAAAACCTCAACCATTAATTACCATTCTTCCTAATTAACTTTTCTACATCTTTTTGTAGTTTGTTAATTTTTTTTTGTGCTTCCATAAGTAAAACTTTAGTATGAACATTATCATCTAATTGTTTTTGATGTTTTGTAATTCGTTTTGCATTGTGTTCAATCAACATATAAATTTCAAGATTTTTTGGTGTTTGTTCTGCACGTTTTAAAAGATCTGCTTCCATTAACTGTTTAGATGTTTCTAAATTGTTAAGTCTTTCTTGAATTTGGAAAAAACCATACAAACCACTACAAATTATAAAAATTAAACCTATTAAATTTCTAACAGGTAAAGAAATTTGGGTATTATCATTTATTTTCATTTAATTAATCCTTATTTGGCATATTGTTTTTTATATGATGCACAAATTCTTTATCTTTAATACATTTACAGTATCGTCTTGGTCTTTGATATAAAACTTTCCACATTCTATTTTCCCATTTACCTACAATTGGCAATAATACTCTACAGATTGCCTTTTTAATTCTTGTCATACAAATCATTTTTTTACAAGTCATATACCTTTTTGCTTTGGATTAATTATGTTGTCTTTTGCTCTTGGACGTGAGTTTCTTAATTTAGCTGAGTAGCTAGATAAACTATTAGATAATGTTCTTTTGACTTGATCTTGTAAATACTTTTTAAAGTCTTTGTAGTCCATAGGCACTCCATTAAAATTTGTGCCTTCCTAGATAATTACTTATTCATTATCATCTTCTTCTTTATTGTCAAAGTCCTCATCTTTAACTTCTTATTTATTATTTATATTTTGTTTAGTGTATATTGTGATAATTAACGAGCATTAGTTGGTACTCCATTAGAATTTACAAAAGGTGACTCTGCAAATGCCATGTACATATATGTTCTTGAACCATTGAAACCATCATTTGTTCCTCTAAACTTAACTCCGTTACTTAAAAAATCACAAATATCAGCAGAGGTATTTTCAGCATTACTATTATTTGGAAATAATCTAGCCTTGGCTAAGTTTATTGAACTACGTTTATTATCTATTAGATGCCATGGATCAGTTGATGAGATGTCCTTGATTATAATAAATGCAGGATTAAAACCGAGATATAAAAATTGGCCATCTGTACTAGAATTTCCACTGTACTGACCGACCTTACTAAATCCTTGTTTCTCGGCAAACAAGTAAGCTATATGATTTTGATTATTGCCATTAGCATCACCAGCACTACCTAAATTAAATACAGTCGTCGTTGGTTCTACGTCATTGGTTACACTATTTGTTGTTGCTGGTGAATCTGTAGAATTTAGTTTAAAACTTTTTGTTGCGGTTAAATCTTTATTGTATCCTTGCCAGTTAGTTGTATTATCAGTTAAATTTTTAATCCAAACCATAGCGGGTTTAACCCCTAAGCCATGTGGGAATTGATGATTTGCAGTAGCATTTCCAACATATTTTACAATGGAGAATCCAGAAGTGGTGCTTGTGCTTGAACTAAAAGTTTTGGCTGTTCCTGATCCACTTGTTGAACCTGATGCAGTTGTTCCAGCTTTCCAATTCCATGCTACATAGGTTGCATTATTTTGATTCCAGTAGGCTTTATCACCTGATGCTTCTGATCCATCTTCAACTCTAAAACCATCTGATAAAAATGCACTTAAA